TAATTGTTGATATCCAATTGGATATTGTGTTTCTACATCAAAAATTGTTACTTCTACGTTTTTTAGTCTTGTAAATTCATGCGGATGTTCTTGGACAGGTGTAGATGCAGTCTTTTTAAAGTCCAATGTTTCATATTTGGTCATGTAATTTTTAAGTTTTGTTTCAAAATTTTCAGGTAATTCTCCAGCAATCTTAATTCGTGCTTGGTATGTCTTTACTGCTTCTGCAAGATATTCTTTGAATGTTTTCATTGTGTATTATTTATCTTTGTCCTTAGATGCAAGTATTTGTTTTATCAGTTCATTTCTATCTGCGATCACTGTGCCAGTGCCTGTTACGGCATCATCATCACCTTGATTTTGGTCTAATTTCAATTTTTTAAGTTGTAATTCAATCATTTTAAGTTTTTTGTCAACTTTAACGTTTTTTGCATTAATGGCATTGTTCATCATTGAAGAAGCAACTTCCATAATTCTTCCCGCAAATCTAGGCTCTATGTTCATGCCAAGATCCATTAGATCTTTGTAAGCTTGGAAGGATTCGTTAGAGTATTGATCTATTTCCTTATCATCTTCAAGTCCATCCACTTGGGGCAGTGCGGCATCAATCTTATCCAGTCCAATTTTTTCTTGTATCAATGCATTTGCTTGTGCATCATCTTTGTCATTTTGTTCTGTCTCTAATTTATGTTTTAGTGTTTCGGGAGTTTCCTCAGGTTTTTCCAAATTGAACAATTCTTCTAGTTTTTTAGTCATTTGGATTTACCTGGACGTCCTGTCCTCTTGTTAAATTTTCCCTTACGTTTAGCAACATGTTTTTGTTTACGTGCAAGTCTTCCCAGTCCTTTCAATTTAACTGCTTTGATCATTGCTTCATACAATTCACGTGTGTCAACAACTATTTCATCTTTGGACATGCTATTATTTAAAGATGTCTGACTCAGTCAACACTCTAAAGCGAATGCCTTTGTGTTTGGCCCATTTGTTGGCCGCTTCCCATTTTGCTCTGTTTACCACAAGTGCGGCTCTATTTTGTGCATTTTTTCCAACTGATTCAAATTTAGCTTGATTGTTTGGTTTGACTTCTATTAGTTCAGCAACACGTTTTTGTTTTTTGTCGTTATACACGATAAAAAAGTCAGGAACATATATTGTATTTTTTCCTGTGAGTGGATGCCTATATGGAATCTGTATTGATTCAGATGCCCATTGGGTTATTGATGGATTGTTGTCACAGAATCTCATGAAGGCAAATTCCCAAGATGATCTATATCTTGGTGTTTTTTTGCCAATGTACTTGCCAGTATTTTTTGGCTTGAATAATCCTGAAGCCCATTTATTCATTATGCCTTAATGTTTCTTGATACATGACTTTGAGCAGTTCTATCATTCTTATATCCTAACACAGAAGTTTTGTATCTATATGCGTTCAGCACTTCGGTCACAAGTTGTGATAGTTGGACTGGATCTGAAGGCTTAAGAGTATCAAGCACAGTAAAGACATCAACATTGTCCGTCTTGGCTTGCTTCATCAACACATACGCGATACTTTGTGCAGACTGTAGGTCGTAATCTCGTGATGTAAAAAAAGCTACAGTTGCATCATATTCAGCGCCATCTAGTTCTACACGTTGTTCTTCGATGCCGCTTAAAAATTCTACTATGGATTGGTTGCCTTTGGCAGATGTAACACCAATGTTTGATAGTGGTGTCCGTGTTGATCCGTTTGCTGATGTTGTTGATGATCCAGAACTGGTGCCTGCACTGCTGGAGCCTCCGTATGCACTAACCAAGGTAATATCCTCCTGATCCTGTTGTGGTCCCGGCAGATGTGCCTTGTCCACTAGCGGCATTGTTTACATTTACAGTTGCAACTGTTTCAGTTGCTAATGGTGACTCTAAAAACTTTGCGTATTCTTGTCCAGTAACTTCATAAACAATTTTATCTTCTGATATAAGTTTAGCCGCTACATTTGTTGCATTATCAATGTAAGAGTTTTGTTCTGTTTCAGTAAGACTATCCCATGCAGTGTCAACAGAATTAAGATCAATACTGGTGTCTATTCTATATCCCACAAATTTAGCAAACTTTAATTTTGCGTCATAGTTTGCATCCAGGTAAAATTTTATTTGTTTGCTGTTCAAGGATATTTTGTTTTTGTCATTTGTTTTGATTGTTAATCTTTTGTCTTGTATCTTATTTTCATTGTTTTTGTTTTTTAAATTTTTTGGAAAACTTACACCTGGCTTAGATGTTGCGCCAATATTATTTGTGCCAGCTCTTACTGCATCTTTGACAACACCTATTATTTCTTCTCTTGCTCCTCTAATTGCTTTACCTGACTTAATTTTTTCGTATGTTGTTAGTGCAGAAAGGCCTGCTCCTAAGATGTTACCCCTACTGAGTAAACTTGCAGTCTTTGTGATCCCGCCCAGCACTCCAAATATTGAATCGCCACCAGTGCTGTTTGGTGATGGAGTATTGTCATAATGGAAAGTTGCAAACCCTTGTGGGTCGACACCTATTTCACCGTTCCTCAACTTCACGCCAGAATATGATATTGAAAAGGAATGTTCGTTAATGCCAGCTCCATCAGTCTGATCCATTGAGCCATTGTTCCAATCATTAACCACAGGATTCATCATTTTGTATTCTGTAAATAATCCTCTACTTAACTGGAAAATAGATATTGATGTGAAAAATCTTTCATTATTGCCAGTGTCAAGTCCAAAACGATCATACCTTGTATTAGTGTTTCCAAATGTTGCCGCTTTATATGAACCCTCCTGTCTGTTTGTATCAACAATATAATGTTGATAATAGGATCTCCAAAATGCAGTTGCGGTGTCGGCCATGTCGTCATGCAACACAACTGAAACTGGTTGGTAAGTTATGCCTGTCTGTACATAATTTTTATAATTGTACTGATTTTTTTGTTCTACATTAAAACTGTAAGACGGTAAATCACATCTTTTAACCAACATTCCTAGTTCAAGTTTTTCTGTGGAATTTATAGATACTCCTGTTGCAAGTGGATTGATTTCAAACACAACATGATATAAAAATCTATTTTTTGGAGCAAGTGCAAAAGTTCTATCAGTGTATAGTCTTGCCGCGTGTTGATAGTCACGCATGGTGTCTCCACCAAGCAGTTGCCTTAAAAAGTTAGAACGCCAGTTTGCCATTTGTAATATTTATGGCGTTAAAAAAGTGCTTGATTAAAACTAAATTCCGCCGCCTGTTACTGCTGTAGATACTGTTCTTGCTACTGCAGAACCAATGCCTGTGCCTCTTGGAGTTTGTATTGCATTATCATATCTAATAGACATAGTAATCTGTACAGGCTCTGAAGTTGCATACGCAAGTGTACCATACTGAACGTTGTCCAAGTAACATCCGAATAGTTCGTATGTTTCTAATACAGTTGGAGTATTTGCACCATTGCCACCATCAAGCATTTCTATTCTTGATGTGAACTTGTAATCTTGGCCTGATGCAGCTGATGATTGTTCAAAGAAATCAAATTGTTTCTGTAACTGTTCGCCAGTAAGTTTTGATACTTCATTGTTTACATCATCTCTTACGTTCAATGTAATTGGATCCCATGTATGTTTTCCAGCCATATAAACTCTTGAGTTGTATGCATCTAATGTTATTTGATCAAATGTTAAGTTTGGTCTAGTTACATCAACAACCTGTTTTGTAATTTCCGACCTAGGAGTTGATACACCAAAATTTTCAAGTATAATTCTAAACCTATACTGTAGTTTAGGCATCAACAAGCCTTGTGAGGCTGATGATTGATCACTTGCTAGTGGCACTGTAAATTTAGATAGTGTTGATACTGACATTTTGTTTTATCTCCTAGTACGAATATTTACTATTCATTTCTCCTTTTATTCAACTTGTACCTTTAAAGGCCAGCTGCTATTTCTCCTGTATTCTTTAATCTTATTGGAATAAAGATGAATTCAACTGCTTTGACTGGTTCAATTGCAACATCAACGAACAGTTCATTTCTGTCTATCCTTGCTGGTGTGTTGTTGCTTTCGTCACATACCACAGCAAAGTCAAACAATGCTCTTTGTGATGTTAGTTCAAGTAAGAATGATTCAATGGCTTGTTTTATTTCATTCCTGGTCAGTGCATCATTTGGTTCAAAGATAAATGGTCTTGCAATCTTATCCAGTTGTAGTCTTGTAAATGCTACCAATCTAGCAACGTTTACTCTATCGAGTGCTGATGCAGTTAACTGTCTTGTTTTTTGTCCAAAACAAACAAGTCCTGATCCTGTTACAAAACTAATTGGATTGATGTTTACAGATTGCAATGAATCTCTCAAGCCTTCTGCAACTGCTGTGGTCTCAAATTCACCTTCTGAATTTATAAATCCAACTGATGATGCATTATCAATTGCGCCTCTTCTAACACCTGCTGGTGCAAACCATGGAAATGCCACTTGATCATTAAATGCAATAGTTCTTAACATCATATGTGATGGTGGTACTGCCACTGACTCACCTGCTAGATCTGTTGTGAATCCTGCAGGATAATACACGCCTGTAAATGAATTTGTAGTTACAAGTCCATCTTCTCCGTTGTCAGCAGCTCCGGCTGTGTTGTTTGCATAATTTGTAATTGCAGTTGAATTTGGTTCTAATCTAAATGGAGTGTCACCAACCACAAAAGCAGTTTCTTTTCTGTCTGCATTTAGTGTTTCTAGATTGGTAATCAACTCAGGATATCCTGGAGCAGCTAATAAGTTATACTCACGCTGTTCTTCTCTTAGTTCTGTTGTTGATTCAACAGTTGACTTCAATGCTTCAACAATAATGTTTCTCTGTGCTTTTCTTCCCATGAATGGTGAACCATCTGTTTTCAATCCTGATTCTGTTAACCATGCATCTTTCTCAGTCGGTAGTGTAGGAAACTCTGTTGTGCTTGGGAAGTTTGTTCTTGTAAAATAATTCTTCCTAAACTTTTTAACGTTATAACCTGAACGTCTTAGATTAAATCCTAACATTCCTTTAGGGTAAAGTGCTGGATCTGGCTTATCGATATCCAGATATGTTGATGTAAGCAGATCTGTAATCAAAGTCACTTCGTTGATTACATCTTTTGTCCCATCACTATGAAAGCGGAAATCTGCAAACAAAATACCATCTTGTGATGTTTGGTCAGTGTTGTCTAGTTGCACAAATTCTTGACCAGATGTTTGTGATGAGTCATATCTGTATAGTTTTGGATAATTTTCTAAGTCTGATGTGTTTAACCATAGATCACCATCAACAAGTGCTGTACCATCTGTCTGTGTTGTAGGTTCAGTGGCTGAAATAATTGCTCCATTTGGATCTGTATTTGATAAGTTAAAGCCTCTTGCATCTGATGACACATTTTGATATCCAGTCCATGTTGTGCCGTTGTGTATCAAGATATCAACTTCATCAACAACAGTTTGATACCATAATTGGTTGTCTGCTGGATCTTTAGTTGGTTCGTTCACAGATTGTATCGCTGTAAAAGTTGTGCCAGTGTCAGGTGTGTTTTCAACTGGTCCCCAGTTAGAAGCAACAAATGAATAAGTTGCGGGTAAACTTGGAGTTGAAGAATAATCTTCTTTGTCGCCTGTAGGAGCAACAAATAGGGATGCAATTTTTTCTGTAGTTAGATCAGAATTGCTACCATATGAATTTGCTTTTGCTGTGCCAAATCCTATATCTGCCATTGCCCCGCCTGTGGTATCTGAGAAATAAATTTGTCCACCTAGTGTGTGTCTTAATTTAATTCTTTTACTAGCGGCATCATATTCTGCCTCCACATTTTCAAATCCAGCGGCACTAATTGCTGATACAAAGTCATCTGCATCTTCACCACCAATGCTCACTGTTCTTTCAACAAGTATACTGGAAGAAGTATTTGCAGTTGCACTTGTGTTTAGAATAGTTTCTGCCATTTTAATGGCATCACCATCTGAAAAGCCAGCGGCTGTTTTGGTTGTAATTTTGTTTGAGACAATCTCAGTAACTGATCCTACACCTTTCAATCTTACAAAAGGCACGTAGTCAATTAATTCACCGTTCTCATCAGTTGAATCATCCCACTCATCTTCGCCTGAATTTACTTGCACAAACACATCATTTGTTGTAAGGTTTGCACCACCGCCTGCTCGATCAAGTTGTTGAAGTGCTTGTTCTTGTGTTTTAAACACAGGTGATGTTACAGTTTCGAACACTCCGGTTGTTGTGTTGTATTTTTTAAGGCTAATGCTTGCCCCACCATTTGGTTCTGTTGTTTGAATGAATACAGATCCAGTTGGCTTAGGCGCAGAGTCTGAGGATCTAAAGCCATGGTCTTCTGTGTGTTGACCAATGAAAACCTTTGGCACATGATATCTACCTGAAGTAATACCAAGTTGGTTAAGAGCACTGACTGTACTGTCGCCAACGTTGCCAATGATTATTGTGGATGCCACTGCTGTTGTAGAAGAATCATCACCTGTTGCTCTTGGGATACCATAAATTTCTAGCTTGCCATCAACTGCCGCTGCCGCCACACCTTCGATGCCTGCACTGTTAATGTTTGCCGCAGCTGTTGTCACAGTTGCTCCTGTTTGAATAACATTTCCGTTAATAGTAAAGCCTCCATCATTAAGTGTTGGATTGGTTGCTGTGCCTCGGATAGTTGGATGTGATGAAGCCCATGATGCATCTTTGGTTGCAGATGAAGCTGAACCAACTTGCACCCATGTGTTTGAACGTGTTTTGTAATACAATCTATTGTATGGATTTGTTGCAACTATGGCATAATCATCAATTGAGCCTTTTGTGGCTTTAGGGGCGTTGCCTGTTACATCATCAGTTGAAGTAATGAATATCGGAGTCCTTACTGTAAACTCTTGTGTAGCCGCGTCCCATTCTTTGATACCAAAGGCTGAATTTGCAAGATCTAACCAAAAGAAACCATCATTGGGTCTGCCACCAGGTGCGTTTGCTGACCCTGTTAGTTCATCTAGATCTACGTTTGCTCTAATAACAAATGCTCGATTGGCAATGCCAAGGAAGGAGTAAGCTGCCTGAAGTCCATATTCATTTAGTTCAGACCCTTGGATTGGTGTACCTGATGCATCTGTCAAGAACTCGGGGTTACCGAAAGTTTGTGTTAATTCTCTCTGTGATGAAATTAAAAAAATTTGATTTGCGTTTGTGCTCAGTGTGCCTGAGGCTGTTCCTGTGCCAGTGCCTGACACTTTGTCTTGGCCAGTTGCCACTACAACTAGTGGTACTGCTCCGGGTATACCTGGTACGTAAAAACTTTCGTCTACGACGGTAACCTCTACTCCTGGTGATATTAAAGCCATTTTGTCGTTACTCCTTGTTGTGAATATTTATTGGTCTTGGACTGATTTGATGCAGTTAGATGTCGAAAATAAAGAGCACCAAAAAGGTACCTATAAATATCTACGTGCTTAATGAAAACGGATCACAAAGACCATTGTGTCAAGAATGTAACAGCAAACCAGCTGCCTACAATTACAGACGTGGCAATAAAATTTATTACAGGAAAAAATGTGATTCATGTATTAGAAAAAGCAACAGTTCATCTATTACAACGCCAGCGTGGCAACGTTCAGGATACGCTAAAAATAAATCTTGCGAAATGTGTGGCTTTACAGCACAGCATCCTCATCAACTAGATGTGTATTATGTTGACGGCAACATGACAAACAATAACAATAGAAACTTAAAAACAGTTTGTGCAAACTGTAATAGATTATTACATGTTAAGAAACAAGGGTGGCGTCAAGGTGACCTTGTATCAGATAATTAATTTTTTCTTCCAGTTCTGTGCGTCCAGCATTGTTATTAATTACATGGTCAAACTTTGAATGTGCCCATGCCCACTCTGATGGATGGACATCAATAGGTTCTATTCTGTTATTCTTGTAATCATCAAACCAAGTAGGATTTTGACCTCTCTGTATACACCATACATCACCACCTACTGACTTGATCATGTTGACTTCATTTGGAAACCTTGTGTCGGGTAGCACCCAATTTGTTTTAGGATTGTCTTGTATTTTTTTCTTCACTAGACTGACCCATATGCCGTCAAAAAATCCTTGCCGCATGCACTCGGTTCCAAATACTTGTAGTACATGTCTTGGAGTGATTTCTTTACCAATTTCCTTGCTCCAAAAAGCATCTGGCCTT